TCTACAGTCATTCAATCCCGTCTCACTTAGGGCTGTGTGAAGCACTTTCTGTATCAAAAACAAGCCTTTACAAGTGGGCAGGCGAAGAAGGGAAGGAAGCATTTGCGGATATATTAGCTAAATGTAACGCAAAGCAGCACAACATCCTGATAGCGAAGGGTTTGAGTGGCGACTTCAACGCCTCTATTGCCAAGCTGGTATTAGGGAAGCACGGCTACCATGACAGGGTAGAGTCAACAGGCGCTGATGGTGGGCCGATCCAGAACAAATGGACGATTGAGATCGTGGATGCCAAGCCTCCAACTGCCTAAGAAGCTCAAGCCGTTTCTCACTTCACCCAAGCGATTCAAGGTCGCATTAGGTGGTAGGGGGTCTGGTAAGTCGATGTCTTTCGCTGATGTCTGTCTGATGGACGCACAGACCAAGGGCATCAAGACTGCTTGTTTCAGGGAGTTTCAAGTTTCAATGGACGACTCTGTTCACTCCCTGTTAGTGGGGGAAATAGATCGTCTAGGACTGGCTGGGTTCGAGATACAAAACACCCAGATACTGTATGAGGGTCAAGAAGCCTTCAAGTTTAGGGGACTAGCAAGGAATTCTGAAGGCATCAAGTCCATGCACGGTTTCCGAAGGTTCTGGGTAGAGGAGGCTCAGACGATTTCCGCTGACTCGCTGAAGGCTCTTACGCCTACCTTGAGAACGGACGACAGCGAGATATGGTTTTCCGCTAATCCCAGAAGCATTGCCGACCCGTTCAGCCAGAGGTTCATCAAGCCATTCGAACGGCAACTGAGGACTGACGGGTACTACGAAGACGATCTCCACCTAATCGTTTGGATCAACTACAACGACAATCCTTTCTTTCCGCCAGTGCTTGAGCAAGAGAGGGCTTACGATCAAGCCAACCTGTCGACCGCTCTGTACCGTCATATCTGGTTGGGGGAGATGTACGACGAGGTAGAGGACACAATCATCCCTGTCGATTGGTTTGAGTCGGCTATTGATTCGCACATCAAGCTAGGCTGGAAGGCTGAAGGCGCTATTATTGCAAGTCACGACCCGTCCGATCTAGGTGGAGACTCCAAGGGGTACGCTGTCCGACATGGGAATGTAGTCCTAAACGTGACTGAAAAGGTCACAGGTGACTCTAACGAGGGTATGGACTGGGCTATCTCCCAAGCCATCAAGGATCGGGCTGACTACTTTGTGTGGGACTGTGACGGTCTGGGAGTATCCCTGAAAAGACAGGTTGACGCTGCGCTAGAAGGCAAGAAGGTTGATTACGTCATGTACAAAGGTTCTGAGGCTGCTGAAGACCCTGATGCACCCTATTCGGACGGGGGGAATCAGAGGGCCAGGTCTAACCGGGACACGTTCGCCAATAAAAGGGCGCAGTACTGGTGGCGTTTAAGGGATCGTTTCGAGGCTACTCATAGGGCTGTAACGAAAAGCCAATACATCAATCCTGATGAGCTGATATCCCTATCGTCTGAGATTGAGAAGCTAGACCAGTTAAGGGCTGAAGTGTGCCGCATTCCATTGAAACGGAATAATTCTGGTAAGATACAGATTATGTCGAAGATTGAGATGGCAAAGAAGCCGTATGAAATCCCTAGCCCGAACATGGGAGACTCGCTGATGATGGCAATGTACCGGCCTAAACCTAAACTGGCCGAAGTGAAACAGATAAAATTCAAAGGGTGGGCCTAATGGCTGAGTATCTGACAGAAGAACCTGGCAACGAAACCAAGCAGGACAAGGCTGAGTCAGAGGAATACTACACTGACTATGACAGTCACCAGACCGTCATCAATCTGATGACCGCTGCGCAACAGGCAGACCACGATAATCGTGAGAAAGCTAGGGAGTCTCACCTGTTCGTTGATAAGCGCGACGGCCAGTGGGAGCCGTACTGGTGGAACAACAACGCCGGTAAGCCTAGGTATACGTTTGACATGGTCAACCCGATTGTTGATCAGGTGACTGCTGAAATTGAGCAGAGCGACTTTGACATCAAGGTATCACCACAGTCTGGGCCTGCATCCAAAGAGACCGCAATGGTGATGGATGGTCTGATTCGCAACATTGAGTCGATGAGCCGAGCGAAAGAAATCTACATTAATGCTGGTAGGGGAATGGCAACTGCTGGGTATGATGGTTGGATGGTCTCGCACAAATACGCTGATGAGGAATCATTCGATCAAGATTTGGTGATTGAGCCGGTTCCCAACTTCATAGATCGTGTGTGGTTTGATCCTGCATCGTATCGTCAAGACAAGTCAGACGCACAGTATGCCTTTCTGCTGCATCCGGTAAGCAAAGCTGAGTACGCTTCACGCTGGCCTGAAGGCTCGGAAGCGTCAGTATCTGATGACCGCGAGGGTGATGCTTACTACGACAAGGCCGAGGTTATTGTTGTCGGTCAGTTGTTCTATGTGAAGCGCAAGCCTATGGAACTGGTGCTGATGTCCAACGGTGCTGTGTATGAAGCCACCGACGACTTTGAGAAGGTGGTAGACGAACTCGCTGCTGTTGGTCTTACTGAGGTTAGACGCAGGACGGCATACAAGAATGTAGTCTGTTCGCACTTCTACGATGCAACGGACTGGCTAGAGGATGAGGAAGAAACCATCTTTGACCGTGTTCCTGTCATCCCTGTTTACGGTAATTTTAAGATAACAGAGAACAAGACAATCTACTGGGGTGTGGTCGAGAAGCTACTTGATCCTCAAAGGGTTCTGAACTATTCGATGTCGCGTGAGATTGAGGAAGGCGCACTAGCACCAAGGGCGAAATACTGGATGACTTTGACGCAAGGCGCTGGGCATGAGGACACGCTGTCTACACTGAACACCAACAGCGACCCGGTACAGTTCTTTAATGTTGACCCAGAGAATCCCGGCCCACCACAGCAGAACGGTGGTGCAATGGTAAACCCAGGTCTCAGGACGATCTCCGAATCAATGAGACAGTTGATCGGTCAGACCGCTGGGATGTTCGCTGCGAACATGGGTGACAATCCCGGTCTCCAGTCTGGTGTGGCTATCGAGAGGCTACAGAGCAAGGGGGACAACGGCACGGTGAAGTACTTTAGGGCATTGGAAACAGCTATCGCTGCAACTGGTGATCTGTTGGTTAAAACAATCCCGAAAGTCTATGACACTCGCAGGACTGTACGGCTTCTCTACGAAGACAACACGGCAGAGATGATCACGCTGAATGACACGGTGATTGATAATCAAACCGGCGAACCTGTCACGCTGAACGATCTCACAAAGGGTCAATACAGTATTACCTGTCGCGCCGGCCCAAGTTTCAGGAACAAGCAACAGGAGACCATTGAGACAATTATTGAGATTGCCAAGGTTGATCCTTCGATCATAGGCATGTCTGGTGACATCCTGTTGAATGCAATCCCGACATCTGCTGCGATGCAAATCGGAGAAAGAAAACGTATGCAGATGCTGTCACAGGGTCTTATCCCTGCCAGTCAGATGACTGAGGAAGAAACTCAGCAGATGCAGCAGCAGCAGCAGAATCAGGGTCAGCAGCAAGACCCTAACATGGTTCTGGCACAGGCCGAGATGGCAAAGGCCCAGGCTGAACAACTACGCGCAGAGGTTGAGATGCAGAAGCTGCAACTTGAGACTGCCAGGATTCAGCTTGAGACGCAGAAGTTCCAGGCGTCAATGCAGATGGATCAGGCCAACGTACAGTTGGATGGGTTCAATGCTGAGACTCAGAGGATGAACACACAGATCAAAGCACAAGAAGCTGGCGTGAAAATTCAGAAGGATTCCATCCAAGCGCAAGGGATGCAGATTGACAACCAGTTGAAGGTGGTCAGCGCACTCAATCCATTCAGGGGTCAACAATGAATCCACTAGCAGGGATTACTATCGTCATTGAGTCAGAAGAACCGCTGACTGAAAAGGCTAACAAGGCAAACAGGGATAACGTCATTGCCAATTGGAGCTTTGGGCCGGAAGAAACAACCAGTGATAACAAAGACTACTGGCGCCAGATGGCTAAGATTTGGAGCGTTAGTCCAGCAGAGGCTCGCCGTCAACTGTGCGCAAACTGTGAGTATTTCAACAACACTCCGGAATCAATGGAGATGATGGAGGCCGTCTCAGAGGATGAGTATGACGCTGACGGTGGTGGCCGTGGTTACTGTACGAAGTTTGAGTTCATTTGCCACAACCTGCGAGTATGTCAGGCGTGGGAAGAAAAAAAGTTTGAGGAGGACTAATGGCAAAGCCCGCTCTACGAAACATAAACCAACAAGAGGAAAAGTGACAAATTCTGTCACCTATTGACAATAAACGTCACATTGTGTCACCCTGCCTACAGGCCACCAGACCTTTTCTGGGCTATCACCTACAAGGGCACCTATGACGCAACCAGACAAATACCAAATTGAAGTCGGCGATGAGACTCAGGAGACTGAGGTCATTCAAGAGGTTCAAGAGGTAGAAGAGTCTGAGGAGCAGGAAACTGCTGCCGAACCGTCAACGGATAGTGGGGAGACCCACGATAAACCTATCTTCACCGAGCAACAGCAGCGGATATTCGACGAGGCAATCGGAAAAAAGGTATTCAAGCTCCGTGAAAAAGAGCGTGAGACCGAACAACTCCGAAAACAGCTTGAAGAATTCCAGAAAACTGAAACTCGGTCACGGCCATTTATACCTGACATGCCAGACCCGTTCGCTGTAACCGATGAGGAATACAGGCGGAAGGTTCGGGAGCGTGAACAGGCGTTGATATCCGTGGCGTCCTACGATGCACAACAGCAGATGGTTGAACAACACCGACGAGCTGTAGCAGAGCAGGCCGCGCAAAAGCAGCAAGAGGTATTGGTAGAGAAAGTCCAGTCTTATTCTGAGCGTGCAAAGACGCTAGGGATTAGACCAGACGAACTGCAAGCCGCTGGCGCTGTTGTTGGGAATTTCGGGATTGATGACTCTCTGGTGCAGTACATCTTAGAAGATGACCAGGGGCCACTGATCACTAAGTATCTATCGCAGAACGTCCAAGAACTGGACAACCTGCGATACATGCATCCAACACAAGCTGCTGTGAGGATTGCGACACTCATCAAGTCGAAAGCTGCTGCCCTGAAACCAAGACTAACCAATGTCCCTAATCCTATTCGGCAGCCGCAACCCACTGGGATTGCACCAAAACCGAAGGGGCCAAGGGGCGCAACTTTTGAATAGGTGAATAAAAATGGCTAATAATCTCAGTAGTAACGTAACTCGGAAAGTAGCGCGGGTCTTCCTTGATGCTTTCGAGAACTCACGGGTAATCACCAAGACGGTTGACACTCAGCTTCTGTCCGACAAGTTCAATCCTTCAAGCGGTAGCACTGTAGATTTCAAGCGTCCGCATGACTACAACACTATCCGCACCACTGGCGGTGACATCTCTTCCTCTACCAAATCCTCAATCATTGCTGGTAAGGCAACTGGTACAGTCCAGCAGTACTTCACTGCTGCGACAGATTGGGGCAACTTGGAAGAAGCGATTCAGCTCGACCAGCTCGAAGACATTCTGGCTCCGATGGCTCGACGTATCGTGACTGACTTGGAACTGGACTTCGCAGCCTTCATGCTGAAGAACTCTTCACTGCGCTACGGTACTCACGGCACAGCGGTAGATGCTTGGTCTGACGTTGCGGGCGCTGGCGCGTTCATGGACTCAATCGGTATCAACCCTGCCGCCGACCGTTACTACCTGATGAATCCCTTCACGGTAGCTGGCCTGGCAAGTGCTCAGTCAGGTCTGAACTCTGTTGACAGCCTGATTCGTACAGCGTGGGAGAATGCTCAGATCAGCACTAACTTTGGTGGTCTTCGTGCATTGAGCGCAACTACTCTGGCGAGCTTCACTTCAAGTTCTGGCGCAGACCGTGCCGGTACGCTGAGTGCTGCACCTGATGCAACCTACGTCACTGCAAAGGACACAATGACCCAGTCTCTGGCTGTCACTGCGTTCCAAGCAAACATGGTTGTGAAGGCAGGCGAACTGGTGACGATTGCTAACGTCAACCGTCTGAACCAGTCAACCCGTCAAGCGATGGTCAGTGCTACTGGCACCAACGTAGCATGGACGGGTGTTGTAACTGCTGACGTAACTCTGGGCGCGTCTGGTGAAGGCACTCTAGTAGTGGCTGGCCCAGCGATCTACGAAGCCGGTGGTCAGTACAACACTGTAACTGCTGCACCTGCTAACGGTGCTGTGATTACAATCGTTTCTGCTACTGCGACTTTGTACCAACCGAACCTGTTCTACACTAAGCAGGCATTCGGATTGGGGACAGTGAAGCTGCCTAAGTTGTACTCGACTGACACAGTAGCGACTACCGAAGACGGTATGTCCATCCGTATCAGCAAGTACAGTGACGGTAACGCTAACTCGCAGTCAATCCGCTTCGACTTGCTCCCGGCATACGCTTGCTTTAACCCAAGCATGGCTGGACAGGGATTCGGAGTTGCTTGATATAAATCAATAGGTTAGCGTACTATTGATTGATGTAGTAGAATGTAAATGCGCCGGGGAATAATTACCCCCTTGAGTTTAGGCTTCCCACCTAAACAAAGGCGCATTAACTTAATCGGGAATCTTTGGGAGAGATGTCATGCCTATTCATATTGATCCAATATTGGTTAGAAAGTGTTTTGATTACAGCCCTGAAACTGGCGTTTTGACTAGAGTTTCAACGCTGGAGACAATGGGACGAAACCCAAAAGGAAAGCGCGTTCATGTAGCGCACGGCGGCAAAAAATATTACAAGCATGGCGTTTTTAAGTTAAACGTCTATGAGCACAGAATTATCTGGATATGGATGACCGGCGAGCAGCCGGACACAATAGACCATATCGACGGGGATGGCCTGAACAACAAGTGGTCAAACCTTAGAAGCGTGCAGCACTCTATAAACTTAAAGAATCAAAAGAAACACGTTACAAATACTTCTGGTTATGCCGGTGTTTCATACAGAAAAGACTCTGGCAAGTGGCGAGCTAGGCTGATGGTTGATGGAAAGTCTATTAACTTTGGCGCATTTCCCACACCTGAAGCTGCACATAATGCCAGGCTTCAAGCAGTTAGTGCTTATGGGTTTGATGATAATCACGGCAGGAGACTTACTTGATGGCTAAGAAAGACCCGCGATTAGAGAGAGTCGGCGTAGAAGGCTTCAACAAGCCAAAGCGCACTCCGAGCCATCCTACAAAATCCCATGTTGTCGTTGCCAAAGTAGGCGACGAGATCAAAACGATCCGTTTCGGCCAGCAAGGTGTCAGCGGCTCTCCGGCAACAAAGGGCGAGTCTGAATCAGACCGCAAGCGCAGAGCGTCATTTATGGCGCGGCATAAACAAAACATCGACAAAGGCAAAATGTCGGCGGCTTTCTGGGCTGCAAAGGAGAAATGGTGATTACAAGCATTTGGATTAAGCCAAGTGGTGTAGAAGTCAAAGTGGACAGCAGCAGTTACGAAGCTGCTGCAAGTCTTGGCTGGAAGCCTAAAGATCAAGAGCCGGTAGTTGAAGCAAAGAAACGTGGTCGTCCAGCCAAATCTCAAGAGGCATAAGAAATGGCAACAGTTGCCCAAGTAGCGAAAGCATCATTGCAAGCGATTCTGGTACAAGCGTCAGAGGCTCCACTGGAAGCTGACGAGTATCAGGACTTTATCTTTGCGATGAACAACTACATGGCATCACTGGCTGCCAAGGGCGTCAACCTTGGTTATACCAATGTATCTACGTTAGCGGATTCCGTTACCGTTCCGCCTGGCGCTATTACTGGATTGATTGCCAACATGGCGATTCAGTCTGTTCCCTATTACGGTGGTGTAGTTACTCCTGAACTTGCGATGACCGCTAGGGAAGGTATGCAGGCAATGCGTCAACTCGGTCAGATCATTACTCCGACCAGACTACCATCTACACTACCGATTGGTTCTGGCAATGAAGAGTCTATATACGGTTATTCGTCGCACTTCTACACTGGTGACGAGACTGGCATTGCTACTGAAACCAACGGACTAATCGGATTGGAGACATCAACAAATGGTTGACCGTTCGTATGGCGTAAGACAGAGCCAGTTCATTGAAGAGACATCAGTCCCTGCTGGGTCGTCGCTGGGGTTCTTCAATGCCGGCTACAACTACCAAATCACTTATGCAAACTTCCTGTCAGGTCTTGGGGTAACCGGGTCGATTGTGCAGGATGGAAATGTCACCGGCACTCCGGTGCTGGATGTGTCAGGCACTGTAAACAACATCCGCAACCTTGAGAACGGCGCAGGGATTGCGTGTAGCGTGTCAGCAGAGAATGGAATTACAGTAGCTCACAACTTTACTGTCAACGCCACCGGCTCGCCGTTGATGCTGAATACCACAGCACTCAGCCCGACATTTGTCTCACTGGTCGCTGGTACAGGCATCACGTTAACAGCGGCAAGCAGCACGATCACGATTACCAACACTCCGGCAGTGGCGCAGGTGCGTGGTCAGGTCTATATGCAGGGCAACTCTACTGCGACGGTAATAGCGTCCACTGCTACACCTGTACTTGTTGCGGGAACGTGGACTGTCGATCTGTCTACTAACGTAACCTGCACAACAGCTGGCCGAATTACTTACACTGGAACAACGACTCAGATACTGACAATCAACGCAGCATTGAGCTTAGACCCAGCCAGCGGCTCTAATCAGAACTTGCAGGTCTATCTGTACAAGAACGGTGCTGCAATTGCTGGCTCCAGAATAGAATCAAAGATAAACGCTGGTGAACACCTAGCAGTTCCGCTTGTGTATCAAATATCAATGGCGACCAATGACTACATTGAGATTTATGTGCAGAACTCTACGGCAACAAATAACATCACGGTAAGCCGAGCTGTATTGAGTATTAACTAATGCCAGCACTTCCCATTACCAACGGGTTTTATGTCAGTCCGTCGCTCCCATTGAGTGCGCAGGAGTGTTTGAACTGGTATCCGAATATCAGTGAGACTGCTGCGCTGTCGCAAGAAAATCTTTTCGGTACGCCAGGGATTGTTCAGCTAGTGACGTCTGGGACTATCCAAAATCAGAACCGTGGTATGCACGAAATGTCAGGCGTGGCGTATGCGGTGAACGGTGGCAAGCTATACAAGATCGTTGAAACGGTGGTACTTGCTGTTGCATCGTATTCATTAGATGAGCTTGGGAGTATCGCTGGTACTGCGCGTGTATCAATGGCAGACAACGGCACACAACTGATGGTGATGGTACCTGGTGGTAACGGGTACATTTACAACCATGTCACTGATACGCTAGTTCAAATCACGGATGTTGATTTCACTGCCAATGGTAATCCACAGTTTGTAGTGTTTGTGGATAGTTACTTCGTATGCACTACGGATACAAAGAAGTTTATCTGTTCTGCACCGAATGACGGGACAAGCTGGAACGCTTTGGATTATGGAACGGCTGAGTCTGACCCTGATGTCACTGTTGCTCCCATAGTCTTCAAGAATCAACTATTCATCTCAGGTTCGCAAACCATTGAAGCATTCCAGAATATAGGCGGTGCTGACTTTCCATTTCAAAGAACTGGCCTGTTTATTCAGAAAGGCGTAATGGCTCCATACTCGCTGATAAACGCTCAAGATACGTTTGTATGGGTCGGCGGTGGAGAGAATGAGGGGCCGTCTATCTGGGCGCTGTCTGGTAACGACTCGGTAAAAATATCCACAACACCAATTGATAACCTGTTACAAAATCTTACACAGGAACAGCTTCAGGATATTTATTCATGGGCCTACGCTCAGAATGGTGCTTATTTCATAGGGTTCACGCTTCCGTTAAGAACGCTTGTTTTTGACATGGCGTCAAAGAGGTGGCATGAAAGGCGATCATTTCTTGAGGGTGAATTGTCACGATTTCGCGTGTCCGATATGTGCAAGGCATACAATCAGATACTGTGTGGTGACTTTGTTGACGGCAGGATTGGGAGAATTGATCCTCTAGTATTTACTGAATACGGGGATACTATTATCCGCCGGGTGTCCACTCAGCCTTTCCAAAACAACATGAAATCAATGTTCGTACCGTCGATTGAATTAACTGTCGAATCAGGTGTTGGCAATGACGCAGTGACCGAGCCAACGATTACAATGGAACGCAGCAGGGATGGGAAGACTTGGTCAGACCCAAGGACAAGGGCTATAGGTGCGATCGGTGAATATGACAGGCGTGCTATTTGGAGGCGCAACGGTCGAGTCTCTCGGTTTGAGGTATTCAGATTTACACTGACTGACGCAGTTAAGCCTGTAATTATCCGGTTGGATGCTGAAATTATCGGCGGTGTGAAATGACGCCATTATTGAATGCGGGACAACCTATCGTTGATGGGTCAGGAAAGATGGCCCAAGCGTTTAGGACATGGACACTGGAAGCATCCTTAAGTATCCCTATTGTCGGCACTGGTTCACCTGAAGGCGTGGTTGAGGCAAGACAGTACCAACTGTATATAAACGCTGCTGGCACCGCTGGTGCAATTGAATACCGGAAGATGCTCCCTGAGATCGGCGGGGATAGGTTACAGGGATGGCTATTAGTATGACCGTCCGAAACGCAGGTATAGACGATATTCCTGAAATAATCGAACTTGCCAAGAAGTTTCATGCAGTGTCGGGGTATGAGTGCCTTGAGTTTGATTGCGATACCGTTGAGCGAATTGTCATGCAATCTATCGGTCAAGAATTATGCCCAGTTGCTGTTATAGATGGGGAAGTAGTTGGGTTTTTGCTTGGGTTACAGTTTCCCGCATTACTGAACGCAAATATTATGGTGGGAACTGAGATTGCGTGGTGGGTTGAGCCTGGGCATAGAAGCAAACCAATTGGTGTAAAGTTGTTGAAATATATAGAAAAGCAGGCACAAAGCAAAAAGTTAAAATTTTGGTCTATGATGTGTTTGGAAAAACTAAACGCAGACGGGCTGGAAAGTATTTATGAGAGAATGGGATATAAGAAGGCCGAGCGCACTTATATAAGGTTATTCTAATGATGAGGTTATTCTAATGGCGGCTGCAACAACAATAGCATTGGCAAGTGCTGGCGCATCCTTGGCTGGCAAGGCTTTGGATCGTCGCGCTGCTGGCAAACAAGCCAATCAAGCCAACGCTGTCTATGAGCAAAGAGCCAATGAAGCTAACGCCTTCAACCAGCAAAGAGCCAACGAAGCTAACGCCTTCTACCGGCAAATGGCCGATGAAGCTAACGTCTTCAACCAGCAAAGAGCCAACGAAGCCAACGTTTTCAGCCGGCAAAGTGCTGATGAAGCTAACGCAATGGCTCAGAAAAGAACTGATCAACAGATGGGCATGTTGAATCAAGCGCGTGGATTGATTGGCCCAGCCTATCAACGATCTGGCGACATACGTCAGCAGGCTTTGAATCGAAGCCTGGGGCTTGCTGGTCAAATGTTTATGCCGCAAATGCAATCTATGCAAGGTGGGAACTACGCTGCTCAACAGGCAATCCTTGGGGGTCTACCTGCACAACGAGCTGCTTTGCTTGGCGGTAGAATGCCAGCACCAGCACAGGCCCAGATGCTCCCATTTGATCAGAATGCTATGCAGGGATTCATCAATCCTACCGTCCCGAATTTGAGAGGCTGAAATGGCAACTGCGGCTGACATCCAAAACTGGTTCAGGAACAACCCTAGCGCCACTGACGCGCAGATTTATGCCGTCATGCAGGAAAACAACGTCACACCAGAAGCTCTGCAACAAGCGATTGGTGGCAACCTTGCCGAGCTTCAACAGCGATATAACGCAGCGCAAACAGCGGCTACGCCTACAAGTCCGGCAGGCACGGTTACTGCTGCTACGCCTACAAGTCCGGCAGGCACGGTTACTGCTGCGGACATTCAGAACTGGTTCAGATCCAACCCCGGCGCGACAGATGAGCAAATCTATACCGTCATGCAGCAAAACAAGGTCAGTCCAGAGGCTGTGCAACAGGCGATGGGTTTCAACATGGCCGAGTTTCAACAGCGGTATGCTGCTCAGCAAGCCGCTGCTACGCCTATAGGTCTGGTAGGCTATGAACAAGCCGCCGAGAAAGGTTTGTCAGGTGCAACTTCTCAGCTTCAGAGTACGCTGGCAAACATCAACAACCTGTACGGCGTAAATATCACAGACCTTCAGAACGCTGCTGCTGGCGCTAGGGGCGATATTACCACTGGGTATGATGACGCTAGTGGCTATATTACGAAGGGGTATGGTGAGGCTAGGGGCGATATTACGAAGGGGTATGGTGAGGCTAGGGGTTACGTTCAGCCGTTCTACCAAGGCGGTCAAACAGCCTATCAACAGCAGATGGCATTATCAGGTGCGCTGGGCCAAGACGCATTCAACGCTGCGCGTCAAGAATCTCCTTATGAGAAGTTTCTTTTTGAACAGGGCATGAGGTCGAACCTTGCTGGAGCGTCAGCCACTGGTGGTCTTGGTGGTGGTAATGTCCAAAAAGAACTACAGAGATTCGGTCAGGGTCTGGCTTCGCAGGGTCTACAGCAGCAGATCGGTAATTTGAACACGCTATCTGGGTATGGAATGCAGAGTGCTGGCGCTTTGGGCAATCTCGCAACTGGCGAGGCCGGCATGATGGGCAATCTCGCAACTGGCAGGGCTGGGGCGATGGGCAATCTAGCAACTGGCAGGGCTGGGGCGCTTGCTGATATCGGCCTAAACACTGCACAGAACATTGCAAGTGGTCGAAGCCAACAAGCTGGCTTTGAGGCTAATGTTGGGACGAATATCGCACAGATGCGGCAGAACACTGGACAGAACATTGCCAGTAACCGGATGAGCGTGGCAGAGATGATTGCTCGGCAGGAGGAGAACGCGGCACTCCAACAGGCGAACATGCTTCAGTCGCAAGGCATTAACATGTCCAACCTGTATGGGACTCAAGGGCAGAATCTAATCAATCTTGGGCAGAATGCTTATAACCAATACATACAAGATGTACAAAACGAAGCAATGACGCAGGCTGATTTTTACCGGGAACAGGGCAATGTGTTGGGTGGACAGCCATTTGCACAAGCACAGTTGGCACAAGCAGATTTAGCACAACCACAATACGCACAACCGGCAGGGTTTACACAAGCAGAGTTCGCACAAGCGCCACCAACTGATTACTCTGGCATGGTGTCAGGCGCATTGAGCGCAGCAGGGACTGGCTACGAGCTTGGAAGAAGGATGCAGAATCCTGCTACATCTTGGCAGCAGAACAACACTAGACCGGGATATGGCCCATCGTATACCGGCGTGTATCAAGGTGGTCAGGTGCCTGTTTCCGACATGCGCGTGGGGACAGGTAATGTTCTGAACGCGGCCGGTCTTACAAGATTAGCGACAGGTAGGTAATAATGGCTATCAACACTGGTGATTTGTTAATGGGTCTCGGCGCTGCTATTGGCGGCACTGGCCCACAGTTTATCCAAGGCCTTGATCAAAGAGATCGGCAACGGACTGAACAGAAGCGTGCTGAACTTCAGGGTAGACAGCAGGCAATGTATCAAGACGCTGCTACTGGTCTACAGTTGCTTTCTACAGGTGACCTTGATGGTCTCATTGCGCTCGGTGAGGATCGTTTGCAGCTTCTTCAGACTTACCCTGATGCAGACCCGTCTGACACTCAGAGAATCATACAGAACGCTAGATTTGCGAAGCAGGGCGACCCGGTGGCTTTGCGTAATCTTGCGACTGAACTTACTTCAGCAACAAGCCGTGGGATGTCGATGGGTCTTATCAAGATGCCTGAATCTCAGAAGCCGATGATTGTGGGTGCGGATGAGACAGTGTTTGATCCGGTGACCGGAGAGGCTCTGTACACTGGCCCCGGCAAGCCTGCTGAGCGTAAGACTGCCGAAGATCAGAATGGGGTTCTCCGATTCATTGATACTGGCGAACCCGTCTATCCGGATGTTCAAGCTCCTAGTATATCCCCAGAAGAACGAACATCCGCCCTTAACAACGTGCGCTCCAATATCCAAGGCATAAACAAGAACCTTGCAGAGGTTGCTGGGGCTTATAACAAGGTCATGTCGCTTGAAGCTGGGATGAGGGCGAAGAACCGTGGGGCCATCAACGCTGCCATTATGAACGTGGCACGTTTGATCTCACCCGGTATCGTTACAGATCGGGATGCTAGTTCGCTTTCGGGTGCCGATACGTCCATTGGCGCGATCTTCAGTTTCCTCAGTGGGAAGGGGGTGGATACTGCGCAGCTGATGCGGGTGGTTGACCCTACCAACCCAGAAACATTTGATGTTGATGGCTTGTTGAGTATTGCGCGGAATGTGACAGCAGCCGGCGTCCCGTCACTACAGGCGCAACTGGAGGATGAGGCCAGTGTTGCTGACATTTATGGAGCGTCTCCGCAGTTCAGGCAGGCATACTTAGGCCGGTCAAAACTGAAATCTGAGATTGACGCTATCATGCAAAGCGTCAGAGGCGGAATTCCATCCATCCCATCATTTGCAAATGATCAAGAAGCAGAAGCTGCCTACAATGCTGGCAAGATAAAATTAGGCCAGACCATAATTGTTGGTGGTAAGCAGGCAGTGGTTGAGGAATAAATATGGTCAGGTTCGTTCGCACAGAAACCCCAACATATACCCAGCCATACCAGCAGCCACAGCGCGGGATGGTTGATACGGGGGTGGGTCAGATTAACGTATTTGATCCTACCAACCTACCTGCACAACGTAGAGTAGTTGATGCCGGGGTGGAGAAGTTTAATGTACTTAATACCGCCAACCTGCCTGCAACTCAGCAAGCTACGGCAGAACAGCGAGGCGTCAGATTTGTTCCTGTTCAACAGGATCGCAGACTGATCCCAATGGAAGCACGACAAGCGGCACAAGAACTCCGTCCGTGGCAGATGGGACAGATTGTTCCACAGGCCAACATTGCAGAACGGGCAGCACTAGGTGTGATGCAGCCTCTTACCATCAATGATGAAGAGTTTGCTGGGATGCTGAAACAGGCAGACCCTAGTATTGTGGTTGAGTCTGACCGTGAGAACGATGTGTGGAATGTCTACAGTCCACAGACTCAAAAGGCGTTTGTCATCAATAAGAAGGGATTCTCGCTCAACGATGCATCAAATATCGCAGCTACTATGGCGGCGTCACTCCCTGCTGGTCGGGCAGCTACGATGTTTGGAAGAAGCGCCTTAGAGGCTGGAATTCAAACCGGGATAGAGGCAGGACAGAAAGGACTTGGTGGGAAGTTTAACATCGAGGAGCCAATGTTGGTTGGTGGGTTCTCAATTGGGACAGACCTTGTATCGCTTGCAAGGCAGGCTAGGCAATCCGCTAGAGGCGCAGCGTCTGTAATGGAAGAAGCTGGGCAGCGTGGAGTATCTCCACAACAAGCGCAAACGGCATCTCAGATTGGCAAGGTAGTAACAAGTCAACAAGCTCCTGTACAGCAGGCTGCTAATCTTGCAGGGATTATAAACCCTGATCCGAATGTAATAGCGGCGGGTCGGCGGCTAGGATTGAATGAGGTATTACCGCCACGGGTTTATTCCCGCAATCCGCAATATGTACAAGTAGAGCAGGCTATCGCGGGGATACCGGGAAACCAGATGGCTGCTGCTGAGAAGGAAGCAATGCTTGCTACTGCTGCGAAGGCCGACCAGTTCATAACGGAGTTTGGTGGGACTAGGGACATCTCCCAGCTAAATGAGGGAATTGTTAATAACATCAACTCCACGCTTGATGAATTAAGAGTGCAGTCCGATGTGCTGTACGACAACCTGTCGTCGTCCGTGAATAAGCGTCAGCGTGTGGACTCTTACGATATAAGAAAGTATTTGGTGATGAAGGCGCGCGACCTTGGTGGGGTGGATAAGCTTAATTCATTGGAGAAGCAGATACTCAGGCAGGTCTCCAGTAATCGTCGTCCAACCTACGGGTATGTTGATAACCTGAGACAGTCTGTCGGTGAAAAATACGGACAAGGCCTCAAGGGAAATCAGTTCGGGGATACCACTACCTACGAGCTGAAGAACCTTTATAACCTGCTGACTGACGCGCAGGGGACGGCAATTGAAGAGATTGCAGGCAAAGAGATGAAGACATCTTGGGACGCTGCTAAAGGTCTAGTTCAACAGCGGAAGGCGCTTGAAGAAAGTGCTGTGAATCTGATGGGGAAAGAATTCAGCCGTCCTATCATTCCACAAGTAAAGGCTGGGATAAATGCTCTTATTGAGAAGGGTGACGTTTACGGATTCAACAAAGTTCTTGAGGGCATCCCAGAACAATATCGTCAGGCAGCAGTAGTGTCGTC